GTCAGCGACACCGTGATCAAGTGCCGCTTCGCGCGGCCGTACAACAATACCTGGGGAACCTTCGCATCGACTGGCTTTGTCTCTTCGCCATCCCCAACGGCAGCCGACCCGACGCTTCAGCCAGGGCAAGTCACGGTCAACATCCCTGGAGGCACGACAGAGACGACGGCGGTCACGAACCTGATGGCAATCGTGAACCAATACAAGTCCAACGACTACGCCTTGCAGCGCGTGATGTCCACCACTGGAACCGCGAACATTGTCGGCGGCACCACCTTCGACAACGGTCAGGCGATCCAGTTCTCCTCCTGCTCACTGCGCTCGGCGCTTGACACGGTGATCGAGACCTACAGCGGCAACGATGTCAAGGAGCGCCGCTACTACGTTGACCTCGCGGGCAAGTTGAACTTCAAGTTGGTAGACGCGGCAAGCAAGCCGACCTATGCCACGGCTCCGTACTCAATCATCGTGACTGGCGCAGGCAATCCGAACACGACCACTGCGAAGGCAACCGTCGCGCCGTACAACCTCAGCGTCAACTGGGATCACAGCACGATCAAGAACGCGCAGTTCACCCTGCCAGGGCAGCAGGGCGCGCTGCCGTTCACGACAGTCCTGGACTACAACGATCTCGTGGACGCAGATGGCGTCCGCAACTTCCCTGACCGTCCGAACGCTCCACTCTTTGACGAGGTGGTGGACTTCCCTGCGGCAACGACCAACCAGGGCGCGCAGGTGATGCGCGCAGCGGCCGCGTACTTCGTGGAACGCTACAAGCCAATGCTCTCAGGCTCCTTCACGCTGCGTGGCGCAGGGACGGCCGCACACAACCAGTACGGCTTCAGCGCAGGCTACGCGCAGACAGGCGCATCAACCTTCGCGCTCGTCAGCCGATGGGAGCCAGGGCAGTGGGTGGAGATCACGGCGGCTGGTCTTGGCTTGAGCGGTCTCTACCGCGTCGAGCAGGTGGACTGGAGCCTTGAGCCAGGCTCGTATACTCAGATCATCACCATCACGTTCAACCGACGCAATCCGAGCGACCTCGCGTCGCTCATTGCGAACCTGAAGAAGTAGGAGACAGAGATGCCGCAGTACGGATCAAGCCAGAACCTGATCAGCACCAACCTCAGCCAGACGGTGGACAATCAGGGCAACCCGATCATCTCGTCGGATACTGGCTTCGCTGCATCTCCGCTCGGCTACGCAGCACGCGCGCAGGCGCTCTTCGGCTTGCCGAACTCCACCTTCGAGTTGACGCCGCCAGACACGAACGCAGTCATCAGCGCAGCCAACCCTCTGCCGTACTGGGACGTGCAGGACTACAGCAGCGGCGTGATGAGCGGGAGCGCGATCTATGACTCGACCACGAACTCGTGGGGCGTGAACCTCAACCCAGGCACCGCAGACACGAACGACTACATCACGATGACCACGCGCTCCTACCTGATCAACGACAGCAACCTGAGCCTGCGCCAACAGGCACTCGCCGTCGTGAGCAAAGTTGGCACCTACGCAGGAACGACGCAGTGGAACCTTGAACTCACCGCGTCCTACTACGACTTGACGAATACGCTTCTGCACTCAGGGACGGTGGCAACGATCTACGACAACGCGACGTGGACCTCGATGGCAGGAACGACCACGACTAGCGGCACGGCCATCAACGCATCTGCTCACTATGTGGACCTGCAGTTCAAGTTGCTGGCGACTGCTCCAGTCACGAGCGCGACGAGCGTCACGCTCAAGTCGTGCCTCCTTCAGACGTCATCTGGTGCAGGAGGCAAGTCGTTCGTCGTGACGGAAACCTTTACAAGCAGCGGAACATTCAATGTTCCAACTGGAGTTGAGTATGTGACCGTGGTTGCAATCGGTGGCGGAGGCGGTGGTGGAGGCGGTCAAATGGTCTGGGCAACGAGCAGCCTTGTTGGTGGCGCTGGCAGCGGCGGCGGCGGCGGCTCCCGCATCGTAATCGCACGCGACATCCCGCTCGGAACGGCGACATCGGTCAGTGTTGGCATTGGCGCAGGTGGCAACGGGGGCGCTGGTGGAACCGTTGCCAAGACCACAGGCGGCACAGCGCACAGGACTGCCGCTGGGACTAATGGTTCCGATGGTGCTGCCACCACTTTCGGCTCGTACCTTTCTGTGCCAGGCGGTGGTGGTGGAGGCGCTGCTGGTACTACTGCTGCAATCGGAATCGGAGGCGCGGTTGCAGGAGTTGCAACAGCAACTGTGCTTGAAGTCAATCAGTACCTCGGCGGCACAGGCTCAAACGGAGGCACCGCTGGTACGGCAACTGGAACTGCGGCAGCGGTAGGCGCAGGCGGCGTATCTGGAACGGCTGCAACACGCGGCTTTGACCCTGTTTCCTACTTCACCATCCTCGGAAACATTGGCTCCGCTGGAGGAAGCGCGACATCAACCACTACAAATGCAATCGCGGTGCGCGGAACTCCAGCGACACCAGGCACCACGGCTAACTACTTCCTAGAAGGTGGCGGTGGTGGTAGTGGTGCAAACTCACGCAACTCGCCAGGCACGCCAATCATCGGCACGGCATCCGCAGGAGGCGCAGGCGGTGGTGGCGCTGGTGGTGGTATCTGTTGCGCAATCACATCCTCACTTGGAACCGTGACCTTGACTGCTGGGAACGGCGGCGACGCAGGAGCGAATACTGGAGCAGGCGGCGGCGCGGGTGGCTTGGTCAAGGTTGACGCTGGAACCATTGGCGGTTATATGGACGGCTCACGCGGCACTGCAATCGGAGGCACAGGCGGAGCAGGGGGGTCAGGCCTGCTGACCGTGGTATACATCGGATGAGATACGCCTTCACTAACTCCAACGGCATCGTGGTGCAAATCATCAGCGGTGCGCTCAATCCAGCGCAACAGGCGCAGTTTCTGCGCGATTATTCCGCGCTCTTTGGCGCAGTTGCCATCATTGAAGTTGAGCCAGATACCAGCGTGTGGATTGGCGGCGCGTATCTTGACGGCGTATTCCTACCACCACCACAGCCAGAGCCTGAGCCTGAGCCAGTCATCGTGGAAGGCACGAGCGAGGCGATTGAGGAGCCTGCGGCTATGATCGAGGAAACAGCACAGGAGCCTGAAATCTAATGACAGCCAGGAGCCAGAACAGCGAGATCCTTGCGCGTCTTGACCGCATCGAGAAGGACCTCGGCACCATCAAGATGGAACTCGCCGAGACTCGCGGCGCCTATCGGCTCGCCAAGTTCGTGATCGCCCTCCTCGGCGTCTCTGGCTTGGGCGGCATCATCGCGTGGATGCAGGGGCAGAAGTGAGCCTCATCGTCCGCTCGCAACTCGGACTCGCTGAGCGCCTCGGCGTGAAGGCGATGGATGACTGTGGACCTGCAAGCCTCGCCACCTGCGCGACCTACGTCGGACTGCCAACGACCACGAAGCAAGCGCACAAGGCGTGCGCCGACGCTGGGCGCGTGGACACGCCGACAGGCGCAGAAGGCACGAGCGCACGAGAACTGGCGAAGGCTGGGAAGATTCTCGGCTTGAACGCACGCAGCGTCTACGACTGGAGCGAGGCAAGCAATCAAGTCAAGAACGGCGGCGCGCTGATCCTGAACATCCAAGCGAGCATCAAGTCCGTTCCTGAACATCTGCGCTCCAAGTGGCAGCGCGACTATTGGAAGAAGCAACCACTCGCCACCTACGGCCACTACGTCGTGCTGGTCTGGGAGAACGACGGCTGGGTCTATGCTTGTCCCACGATGCAGGAAGGCAAGCCAGGACGGTCTGCCACCCCTGCCGAAGTGAAGGTGCTACGAGACTCGAAGGGCGAGGCGGGCTTCCCGACTCCTCCAGCGATGATCCTCGTGCACAGGAAGTAGGAGCAGATGGACCCACTCGTGAACGACCTTCTCAACGCGCTCATCGTTGGACTCGTGCCAGTCGTCATCGGCGGCCTCGGCTACCTCGCCAACGAGGTCATCAAGTTGATTCAGGCGAACATCAGCCGCGAGCAATACGCGATGCTGGAGAAGATCGCCGCCGCAACCGTGGCGAGCATCAACCAGACCCTGGCATCTAAGGCTGGGCAAGAGAAGAAGGACGCCGCTCTTGCGCTCGTCCGCTCAGAGTGCGCCAAGCGTGGGATCAAGTTGGACGAAGAGGCCATCGGCAACGCCGTTGAAGCCGCCGTCTACCGCGCAAAGTTAGGGGCTTGACGATCTCCTGAGGATAGTTCACTCTCGGACGCATGGCGTGTAGCCGCGCCACTTAGGGGGAGGATTATGGAGAGAAGGAAAGGACCTCGCTGCACGCTCTATGAGCCACGGCTCGCTCCAGATGACCTGGAGCAGTTGCGAGCAGCGTTGAAATCGCCAGAAGTATCAACGTCGTCCATCTATCGGTGGCTCGACAAGAAAGGCACAGACATCGGTCTGGACGCCGTGAAGCGGCATCGCAGGCGCGAGTGCCTATGTAGGAGGGAAGCATGACGGACTTCAAGGAGTTCAATGACCAGGACGAACTGGCAGAACTGAAGGCAGCGCACAATCGCGTGCTACGAACACTCGCCAAGAAGGAGCGCCAGACCGAGGAACTCGTGGAGGCGGTCTATCGGGCGGCGAAGGATGCGGCGGTTGGCATGAAGATTCCAGCCGTGCCTGCACCGAAGCCAGACAAGCGCAAGGGCAAGCGTGAGGTTGCCGTGGTGCAACTGAGCGACTGGCAGTTGGGCAAGAAGAGCGTGGACTACGACATCGACACCGCAGCCAAGCGGCTGAGCCTGCTCGCCGAGAAGGTGAAGCGGGTGGTGGAGATTCAGCGCAAGGATCACCCTGTGGACACGGTGAAGATTCTGCTCACTGGCGACCTCGTGGAGTCAGACGGCAACATCTTCCCAGGGCAAGCCTACGAGGTTGAGGCTGGTGGTCTCTACGTCCAAATCTTCCGAGGTGCCGAGATGCTCGCGCAGTTCGTGCGCTCGATGGCCGCGCTCTTCCCAGAGGTTCAGGTCTACGGCGCCATCGGCAATCACGGACGCCTGGGACGCTACTCGGATCACTCGCCAGAGAGCAACAGCGACGCAATCCTCTACAACATCGCGCGCTCACTCGTGCAGGGTGAGAAGCGCGTGGAGTGGAAGGAGAGCCTCACCGTTGGAGGGCGGCACTGGTACGACACTCTGGAACTTCCAGGCGGCAAGATCGGCATGATTGTCCACGGCGACCAGTTCCGAGGTGGGCTTGGCATGCCGTGGTACGGCGTCGCAAAGAAGGCGAGCGGCTGGCGCTTGAGCGTCGCTCCGTTCGACTATTTGTGGTTTGGACACTGGCACCAGCCAGCGCGCCTCGTCCTTGCTGACGGCAAGATCACGACCTGGTGCAGTCCGTCCCTGGAGTCCAGCAACCGCTTCGCTCAGGAGGTCGTTGGCGCATCTGGCGAGCCAGGGCAGTGGCTGATGTTCTTTGACGGCGACGGCGAAGTGAGTGCGGAGTACCTGATTAGGCTCCGCTGATGCCCTTCCTGGACGGCCCTCCAGCGCCATTCCCAGAGACGCTGGGAACCTGTACGCCATGCGGGGAGACGTCCAGGGTGTGGAAGTTTGCCGAGCAGGAGGTGAGCCTCACGCTGGGGTATTCTGCCGTCCTGTCCTACGCGATCTGCCGAGCGTGCCTGGAGGTGGTCCTGGACCTGCTCGATGACGAGGACGATGACTACGCTGGCCCAGCCAGCGAACCCCCAGGCTGACCTCCTCCAGCCTGGGGGACTACCCTCCCAAAATAGGGTGTTGACAAGCCGTGACGTCACGGCGTAAGATCGTGATGTCGGGAGGAACCCAGCCAGACGGATGGGCCGACAAGAGGAGAAAACGATGAACAAGTACGAAGCGGCAGAACAGAAGAACGGCGAACCAGGGATCGAACTTCACGCTGTCGGTTGCGCCGACATCCAGAAGAAGAATCGCGTGTCGGTCGGCACTTACGCGAGCGCCCAGGACGCGGTTGCTGATTACTTCAGCGACCTGATCTCCGAAGGCGCCACCGTTGAGGAGCAGATGGGCGACTGCAAGGTCATGCCTTGCGCGAAGGCGGTGCGCTGATGAAGCGAGTTGATCCAGCAACCAGGCGCTGCGAGCAGGTCGGCACCGACAAGGCTCAGTGCGTTGCCCAGGCCGCTGGCACCTGGGACGTCACGACTGGCAAGACCGTCAAATGCAAGTGGCTATGCATCGGTCACGCAATCTATTGGAACGTCAGCCGCAATCCGCAACAGGCAGTATTCGAGGAGGCAACAAAGTGAAGGCAACATGTTGGAACTGCGGCAAGGCCGTCCGAGTTGCAAAGGACAATAACAACATCTACACCCGCATCTGCGGGAAGTGCGTGAAGGAGGTCACACGATGAGGGCAATGATTCTGGACACACTCGCAGTCGTATCGTTCATCGCAGCGATGGTGCTGCTCTTGGCACTGGGGTCAATGCGATGAGACTCAACCGAAAGACGCAGCCACTGGTCTACACGCGAGTGGCAATCCGCACCCAGATTCTGGACGAGCAGCGCAAGCGCGTGGAGTTGATGCGATTCATCTCGCAACTCTGCTTCGCCTTCGCTGGACTCATCTTCGTAGCGGCGCTGATCGGCTGATGCCGACGTACCAGTACCGCTGCGGAGACTGCGGGCATCGGGAAGAACACACGCACTCGATGCAGAACGTCTACAACCCGCGCTGCGAGAAGTGCGGCCGCTGGATGCGGATGGTCTACTCGCCAGCGGCGGTGGTTTACAAGGGCGAAGGCTTCGCCAAGAAGGACAGAAAGAAGGAGGGCAAGTGATGGCTGCTCGAATCTACAGCGACAAGCAAAGGCAAATCGCAGAGAAGCGCCTAGCAGATGGCGACCCTGCCACCGCTATTGCGCGGGAACTAAACCTGCACCTGCACACGGTGGTGCGGTGGCGCAAGGCACTTGGAATCAAGCCGCATCCGTGGGGATGGCCACTCGGACGGTCAAGAAAGAAGGAGGGCAAGTGAGCAACTATGCCAAGTCCGAGCGCAGTCAAGGTGATGGTTTATGCGTTGACTGTGCCAAGAAGATTTATTCGGAAGAATGCGCTAGGGGCTATTGCGATAGGTGCGGGAAGTTGGCAGACGCAATGCACCTAGTGTTTTATGAGTCCCAACTACGAAATCGGCGTCGCAAGAAAAATCGCTGGTCTCGGATGTGTGGTGGAAACGGCAACTGGGAATACAACTTCACACAGGCTGTTTTTGGCACTCTCACAAAATACGACTACAAAGCAGCAAAGAAGGAGGTCAAGGCGTGAGCAAGCAGTACGAGTTCGTCAAGGCAGAGCAGCGCAGTCCTGAGTGGTTCGCACTTCGGGCTGACGGCATCACGGCGACCGACGTGTCGGTCATCGCGGGGCTGAATCCGTACAAGACTCCCTTCCAACTGTGGGCAGAGAAGTTGGGCAAGTTCACGCCTGATCCAGTCGGACCAGCCGCAGTGCGCGGCATCCTCCTGGAGAACACGGTGGCAGAGTTCTACGAGATGGAGACTGGCCGCGAGTTGCGCCGCAGCAACGGCATCGTCCGACTCAAGGAACTGCCGTGGGTGATGGCGTCACTCGACCGCACCATCGTCGGCGAGGACGGCTTGGTGGAGATCAAGACCAGCACCTCACCGCGCTGGAGTCTGCACCCTGTGCCGCCAGAGGTGGTCGCGCAGGTACAGTGGCAGATGTTCGTGACTGGCGCACCATGGTGCGACGTGGCAGTCCTTCTCGGTGGGTTGGTCTTCCGCATTGAGCGAGTAGAAGCGAGCCTGGACTACCAGACCGAGTTGTATCGCAAGGCGGTGGAGTTTAGGAACGCACTCGCAACGCAGACGGCGCCGACCCTTCAGGGTCAGGACTCAGACGCGCTCGCGGCCGTCGTGCCGCAGGCGAGCGAAGAGTACGAGAACGCAACGACTGGCATTGACCGCGTGGCTGCGCTTTATGCCGAAAAGCAATACGAGTCCAAGTTGCTCGATGAGGAACTCCAGAACCTCGCCATCAGTCTCAAGGAGGCCATCGGCGAGAAGGCTGGCATCCTCGGCAACGGATGGTCTGCAACCTGGAAGCAAAACAAGGCGTCGGTGAAGACCGACTGGAAGGAGGTCGCAACGAAGGTGGACCCGAAGATCATTGAAGCCGCGACGCGGGAAGTTCCTGGTGCGCGAGTCTTCCGATTCAGAAACGAGGAGGGTCAGTGATCCGCATAGACATCGACAGCCTGATCCTGCATCGGGCCGAGCAGATCGTGAAGTCGGAGAACATCCCAGGCGGGGCGCAGGACCGCAGCATCAGTGGCAAGGGCAACCGAGCCACCTGGTGCGGCGCAGTCGGCCAGGCAGTCTTTGAGCGCGCGATGGAGGAGCGCCAGGTCGGGTTCACGATCACCTCAGTGAAGGAGCATGACTACCTGGTCCCTGCGGGAACGCTGGAGATCAAGAGCAAGGAACGCTCGGTCGAGCCGCAGCCGCACTATGAGGCGAGCGCCTACGAATACAACCAGGCATGGCAACAGCCCGACTGGATCGGGTTCGTGTCCCTTCGCTTCGCGCCTGGGTACAACAAAGACTCTGGCGCAGAGTTGGAGAAATACGACGCTGGATGGGTGGCGGGAGTAATCCGCTATGGCCAGTTCAAGGCAATCGCAAGGAAGATTGAGAAAGGAGCAGAGTTGCCACATGGACAACTGGCTGGATTCGTCAGCCTGAACTGTGAGTATTCGGACCTTGAAGGCATTGAGAAGTTGAAGGAGGAAGCATGAGCAATGACATCGCAGCAGCATTACTCGCTCCGTTCGAGGAGAAGGACCTGAAGCATCGCCCAGGGCGAGCAGGGATGACGTTCACCTACGCAGATGCGCGAGCAGTCGCGCAGCGGCTGGATGACGTCCTCGGCATTGAGGGATGGCAGTTCGAGGTGAAGGTCGCAGATGGCGCACGCAACGTCGTCCACGGCTCACTCGCCGTTGTCATCGGTGGGAAGACCACCATCCGACAGGACTTCGGGTATCCGAACTCTGCACAGGATGACGAGCCGCTGAAGTCAGCGGCCTCGGATGCGCTCCGCAGGTGCGCTGCTCAGTTGGGAGTGGGCAGGAGCCTCTATTCACCAGAGAAGGGTGTCCCAGTGCCACTTGGCAGGGTTGCGCCCCGCTCCGTGGCTCCTACACCCCTCTCCGTTGATTCTACGAGGGGGTCTGACCCTGCGACGGATGACGCGATCCTCGCTGCAAAGGCTGCAATGCTCTTTGCCGAGAACGTCGGTGGGGAGACATGCAGCCACGGTGAACTCTGGGCCTTGAAGCCAGGTGGAGTGAGCAAGGCGACGAACAAGCCGTACAACCCCTTCTGGGCTGCATCTCACAAGACGCCAGATGGCGGTTGGTGCAAGGACAAGCCGAGCCGCGAGTTCGTCGCTGCTCGAAGTGGCGAAGCACCCAAGCCGAAGATGGTTCCAGAAGACACGCAGAACCTAGAAGACTTGCCGTTCTAAGCGGCAGAGAAGGAGGAGGACAACATGTACGTCAAGAGAGGTGGGCGATGGGTATTCGCCCTCAATGCAGAGCAGCGCAATGACTTGCTGAAGGAGGCAGCCGCGGATGTGGCCCATGCGCTGGCGACTTTCAATCCAGATGATGATTCGAGGAAGAACTTTCTGGTAAATGCTGCGACGAACTGGTACGAAGTGCGTTCTGAGTTTGAGGCTGCGCGTGTTGTTCGCTTGGTTGAGAAGCGGCTGAAGGATGAGTTCAAGGAGGAGGAATCATGAGCCTATGGATCAAATGGTCAGCGGGAGCGCACCGAGACGCGGTGATCGCCAGCCTCACCGACACGCAGTTCCGTGCGTTCATCGTGGTGCTTGAAGTTGCCAAAGAGATGCGGAAGGGTGGCGAGTTCAGAGACCGTCAACACCTGGCCGCAGTGGTCGGTCCGAGACTCAATCGCGCAGTGCCTCGACTCATTGCCGAGGGGCTGCTAGAGGTGTCTCAGAGCGGTCTCGTCAAGGTCTCGAACTGGTCTCGATGGCAAGTCGACCCGACGTCGGCTCAACGTCAGCAACGCGCTCGTGCCCAGAAAGAGCCTCTGTCACGGTTTGGTCACGCTATAGAGCAGAGAGAGAGCAGAGCAGAGAGAGAGAAGAGAGAGACTCTTACTAACGGCGTGATGAGTGTTGGCGAGATTATCTTGAGAGGTGGGAAGGCATGAGGAGCATTGGACTTCTTGGACCACAAGGGAGTGGGAAGACGACCATTGCAAAACTCTTTGAGGAGCATCGTGGCTATCAGCGGCATGGCATCGCTGATGCAATCAAGCATGTGGCGAACCTTGCCTACCGCAATCTTCAGAAGGACGAGCGGTTCCCTGTGGACCGCATCGGGGGACAGGAGATGGTCACTGGACGAGAGTTGCTCCAGGAGATCGGCGCTGCGCTTCGTAAGGTGGATAGCAAGTTCTGGCTGCGTGTATGGCGTCAGGACTTCTTTGAGATTCAGCGCCTGGGTTATGGCGTGGTCGTTGAGGATGTGCGGCTGGACGCCGAGGTCATCTACATGAAACTCGTGGACCCAGAGATGTTCGTCGTTCGTCTCACTGCCTCGGCAGAGGTGCGGGCGGCCCGCATGGGTGGCGCGCTGATTGGAACCTCGGACATCACCGAGAAGGGCTGGACAGATGCCTATGCAGACCTTACCCTCGACACCAGCAACCTATCGCCTGAGGACGCCTACCGCGTCATCACCGATGCAATGGAGGAGGTCTGATGTTCAAGGAGTTGGAGATTCTCGCAGCGCAGGCGGGCTACCGATTCGCCGAGGCCGTGAAGGACGGCGACCAGTGGTGCGTCATCCTTGACGACGAGGACGGCGAGTTGTCCTTCACTGGCGCAACCGTCCAGGAGGCGGTTGAGAAAGCGACCGAGAACCTCGTGCGCCTCCTGAATCGGTTTGACCGATGAGCGGTTGGGACACGGTGGGCGCGATCATCGCCTTCGTGCAGTTGATCCTTGCCTTCCTGGTGGCGGCTAGTCTGCCGAAGGTGAGTAGGGCTGGAGCGGGCGCAGCCGCTACCATCTACCTCATCGTGGCGTTCGCCTCGGTCATCTGGATTGCAAGGAGCGCAATGTGGCAGCAGTAAAAACCCAACGCGGCGGTCCGCGCAAGGAGCCAGTCTTCACCGCGACGAAGTGCGCGGGATGCAACGGCGACCTGAACGCGCTCAAGGATGCGTGGCGAGTCAAGAGCATCTTCTGGGTGGATGAGAAGCGCCGCTCGCGGTTCAACTGGTTCCACCGAGCGTGCGTCAAGTGATTCGCATTGAGCGAGCCGCTCCGTTCCTGGACGACAAGGTGGTCGCCGTTCAAGAAGGCGCCGACGCATGGTGCGAAGAGCCAGGAGTCTCTGGCCGCGTGTGGTGCAATCTCTCAATCCGCTACGCCGACGCCATCGCGCCAGATGGTTGGTTCTTTTTGTACGAAGGCATCGGCAACCGCAAAACCAACCTTGACCTCATGAAGCACGGACTCATGGAAGTGCAACAGAGCCGCTTCACCTTGAGCGACGGAAACTCAGCGGCACTGGCTAGACTTATCTGATGGGACACTTCAAGGACGAAGCCATCAAGAAGATGATTGACCCCGCCAAGAGCAGGCGGGGCAAGAACGCGCGCAATCGAGGCAATGCCTTTGAGCGCGAGGTGGCTGATCGGCTGAACGGCCGTCGCATCGGCTGGGCTGGTGGCCCGACTGACGTGGCGACTGGCGTCTACGACATCCAGTGCAAGGTTGGCGGCTCATACCCTGAGCGCATTGACGGCTGGCTCCGCAAGGTGCCGTTCCGCTACGAGAAGTTGCGAGCCGTTGTGATGGGCGATTCACCAGGACCAGGCACGAAGCGTCGTGCGTTGATTGTGTTTGACCTTGAGGAGTTTGTGGACTTCTTCGGCGAGACGGAGACTGAGGAGGCTCTGTGATTGCTGGCGTGGTGTTCATGATTGGGTTCATGGCGCTGCTCTGGTACATCGCGGAGACCAGCGAATAGTCGCACTCTTCTTGGCGGTGATGCTCGCCGTCCACCCAAGCGTCGGAGTGAGGACAGAGCATGGAATCCCAGTGCGAGGCATTGCGTCTTGGTACAACGCGACGTACCACCAGAACGGAACCCAGTCCACCTGGTACACCCGCGCAGGCTGGAAGTTCTACGCAGCCGTCGGATCGTATCGTTGGGGCGACGACCCATACTCCATCAAGGTGTGCAGAGCAGATGAGCGCACGCGATGCGTCTATGTGTTGGTCGTTGACCACTGCGCGCGTTGCAAGCGAGACCTCAAGAGGCCGTGGACGGCACGCAGTCGCAGCATTGACCTATCGCCGCACGCCTTCAGCGCGCTTCGTGGCTTGCATGTTGGCGTCACTGAGGTCATAATCGAGGAGACAACCCCAGGCAAGTAAGGAGGACGGATGACCACAGTTCGCTCAATCACTGGCGCATGGCTTCGCACCGTTGCCAAGAACGCCTTCCCGACCAAGACCCCGCGTGGAAGAGTTGAGGCACTTGCTGATGCCCTGGAGATCAGCCGACGAAGTTGCTACGCCTACGTCGCTGAGGAGCGCCGCGTGCCTGAAGAGATTGAGCAGCGGTTCATCTCGCTCTTCGGTCCAGTCGCTGACGATGGCTGGAGGCTCATTGAGATGCAGCGACCACATCGCAAGAAGGAACACAAGAAACTGACGCAGCGCAGCATGAGACGCCTGGGCGGTCAGACGAAGGAACACGTTGAGTTCAATCGCTCAAGTTGGCGTGGCTCTGCCATGCACAACGCTTCGGTGTTGTCGCAGGAGACACTAGGACACGCGCTGCGCTGGGAGCAGAACAACATCACCGTTGGGCAGTGCGTCATGGTCGAGGAGAATCTTGACGAGGAGGAGGCGCGCTTGAAGCACCCGCAGAACTTTGACTCGCTCGCCGCTGACCAAGACTGGCTCGCCATCTGCCAACTCTGCGGCCTGGTCGGTGGAGTGGATGACCGCGTGAAGGAAGTGAACGGCATGGTCTTCCGCGTCTCATGCGGCACCTACACATACAAGGTCACATGATTCGCCTTGCAGACTTTGACGCTGAGTTTGAGCGTCACCTCGGCAACACGCGTAGGTGGGGAGCGTTCAGGACGATCATCGCTGACCTGATTGCGCGCGGCCGACCAGTGAACATTGTTGAGACTGGGTGCGCTCGTGAGCCAAACAAC